ACAGGGACGATGGTAGCGAATATCATAAAAGGCGGAACCTTAACCTTGGGCGGTAACGAGAACGGAAACGGCGTTTGCAGGGTGCTGGACGCAAACGGAAACGAGGCGGCAAGGATTGACGCCAACGGATTCCACATGGACAGCAGTCTAGCAAGCTACAAATCCCTGGAGTATATCTACCAAGGGAACTCGAAGCTTGTCCTTTCTGGTGAAGCACTTACGGGATACCATAACAATAACAGACGATTCCGGATCCCGTTTGGCGCAGATGGAGCAGCAGCCTTCGACGGCGATGCACAGGTGCTTGGAAAACTATCCGTATATGGAAGTGCATACTTTGCAGAAGGGTGGAGCGGCACAGTGACTATGGGAACAAGCAGATTGACAGTCCAGAACGGGCTTATAACTGGGGTATCATAGGAGGGCATAAATGCGATTATACTATCCGATCGAGGTTGATCTTTATAAACCGTATCCGCTTCCAATCATGGAGGCGCAGCAGAACAACATAGGCCGTGGTGCAGTTGTGACACTAAAAGCCAATGGAGCAATCATTCAGCCAACCAACGAAGGACTGACCTTTTGGGCAAAAAAGCCGGACGGAACGGTGTCGTTCTTGGCGGCAACGCTGACAGGAAACAACATACAGATGGACTTCACAAATCAGATGCTGGCGCTTCCTGGGATGGTGCAGGTGGAAATTCGCCTGACCTCTGGAAGCGGAGAAGAGGAGACAGACATTAGCACGCCTATATTCGTAGTGCGGGTAAATCCATCGAATATCAATGATTCTGGCGTAGAGTCTCAAAACGAATTTACGGCGCTTCAAGTAGCAATCGGAGAGGTTCAGTCTGCGCTGTCTGAAGTCGACGAGTTGAAAAAGAACGGATTGAAGGGAGACCCTGGGCAAGCGGCAACTATTGAGATTGGCACCGTCACAGCTACAGAGCCGGGCGGCGCTCCGAGTGTGACTAATGCCGGGACAGAACAAGCGGCGGTATTAGACTTTGTCCTCCCGAGAGGCGAGCAGGGACCGAAAGGCAACGATGGCGCAGCGGGAAAAGACGGAAAAGAGCAAATTGTATTTGCGGCGGCGTCCGCATTCCCGGCAACCGGAGACCCGGCCATGCTGTACGTTGACAACACCGTAATCCCGGCTATCATTTACACTTGGAGCGGTAGCGCCTACGTGCAGGCCTCTGCAGACATCAGCACAGTAATGGCTATGCTTGCCACGCCGTTTAGCGAGACCGAGAGCTACACAACCGGGAAGTACGTCACGTACAACGGCCAGTATTGGAGATTTACGGCTGACAAGACCGCCGGAGCATGGGACGCGAGCAAGGCAGAGGCTACCAATATCGGGGCGGAGCTTAGTGCGTTAAATATCAAAATAAGTACAAATACCTTCGGCACTCAGGTGACTCTGACGAAAAACGTAGAGTATATCTGTCCTGCTGATGGTTATTTTCGTATCACCTGCGGATATGAAAGATCTTCGGTAGCTCGTGGATATGTGAACGGTGCGGAGCTGCTTACATTAACTAGTACCAACAGTGAAACGGTGACACCGGATAATACAACAAATGCTACTGTATATGTACGCGCGGGGATGACCATCAAATACGCAGGAACGAACGCAAAAGGATATTTCAGGCCACTTTCCGCAGAGTAGCCTGTTTCATAATCTATAAGTGAAAGACATCGCGTATCTATGAAAGGATACGCGAGTGCTCTATATATAATTAAAAATAAAGGAGGAAACAAGTATGGCAGTAAAAACTGTACAGGCCGTGGTGAACGGCCAGACCTACACGCTGACGCTGAATAGCAGTACGGGAAAATACGAAGCGACTATCACGGCGCCGTCAAAATCATCCTATAACCTCACAGGGCATTATTATCCGGTAACGGTTAAGGCAGAAGATGAGGCTGGAAACAGTGAAACCGTAACAACAAGTGATACCACACTGGGAAGCTCCCTTCAGCTGAAGGTTAAGGAGAAGGTAGCGCCGATCATTACCATTACCAGTCCGACGGCAGGTGCTTATATTACCAGCAATAAGCCGGTGATTAAGTGGAAGGTGACCGATGAAGATTCCGGTGTGAATACTGCGACGATTGGAATTACCATTGATTCTGGAAGCAAAATCACGGGAGATTCCATCATAAAGACGGCTGTCACAGGTGGATACGAATGCGCTTACACGCCAGGCACAGCACTGTCTGATGGAAGTCATACCATCAAGATCGACGCATCTGATAACGACGGAAATGCGGCAACGCAGAAGAGCGTAACCTTCAAGATCGATACCGTACCGCCTACCCTGTCCGTTACAGCACCTGTTAATGGTCTCGTGACTAACAATGCCGCTGTGACCGTCAAAGGAACCACCAATGACGCTACATCCAGCCCGGTAACCGTAACTGTTAAGCTGAACAGCGGTACTGCGGAAAGCGTTGCTGTAGGCCCCGATGGTTCCTTCAGTAAAGCACTGACCCTGGTATCCGGCAGCAACACCATTACCGTCGTGGCAAAAGACAGTGCGGGCAAGACCACCACTGTAACCAGAACGGTGACCCTGGATACGGTAGCTCCGGTGATCAAGTCTGTAACACTGACTCCGAACCCGGTAGATGCTGGCAGCACCTTCATTATCGCAGTGGAAGTGACCGACTGATGACTGTTAAGCTGATCGGAAAGATCAACAGTGAACCGGTTATTTTTCAGTGGAAAGAGGGGGACAGATGGGAAGCCATCGTCCCCCGTATCCCGTCCGGTGTGTATGTCGTGGAGCTGTCGGCTTATGATGAAGCTGGAAACATGACGTATGTGTCACAGTTCCTTTTGAGCATTGACCTGACCGCGTTATGTATGAGGGTCATGATACATGAAATAGGAAGCAGAAACAGAGCAGAAAAGTTCTGCGTAGATGTGCTTCCGGACCATTTTTCAGCGATAGCAAAAAGTGAAAAGTATAACGCAGAGGCAAAAGAAAAGGCTGTGTTTTTCTGCAAAATGAGAGTAGGTGAACCGTGTGATTTCCTTTGAACTGGGCGAGAAGAAACATATATATGTCGATATCTATTCCAAAAAGAACGAAACATTTGAGATTACAAAAGCCGAGTACGAACTGATTAAAAATACCGGGAGAGTGATAGAGGATTCCGGAGAATGTGTATTAACCTGGCATACGCTTGATATGCTGATTTCCCCTCAGACGATAGGCGGGTACATATTGCGGGTCATCTATTATATCGCAGATGAAACCCTTGTTGAAAATATCCCGATACAGGTGAGCCGTTATGGGAAAGCTTAAAATACTGAGCGTCAGGATGACGCCGAACCCGGTAGAAACCGAGAAAAAATTGTTGATCGCTGTCTCTGTAATAGACATTGAGGAGGCTGCTGGGAAGCTCCACTATTCCGGCGATGAATATTATTCCGGTCAGCCTATTGAATTGATGTTGTAGGAGGAATGTATGAGCTACGAAAAAAAAGAATGGAAAGACAGGATATCAGAATATCCCACACGCAGGACCTTGGAAAAATCCGATGGGACTTCTGAGGCGGTCATGGTATCCAGGACTGAGGGAAACGTATCTCAGGAGGGAGATGCTTTCTCGGCGGCAAACATGAACAACCTGGAAGAACGGATTGCGAATGAGTTTGGATCTGTGAATTCGAGAATAGACGCAAATACCTTCGGGCCCCAGGTGACCCTGACAAATAACGAAGATTATATCTGTCCCTCTGACGGATATTTCCGAATCACCTGCAGTTATATGACATCTTCCGTGGCAAGAGGCTGGGTGAATGGCCTGAATGTAATGGTGCTCAGCAGTACAAACAATACGGCTACGACGCTGGATAACACTACGATAGCATCCGTGTTTGCTCGCAAAGGTATGACCATCAAATATACAGGGACGAACGCAAAAGGATATTTTACTCCGATTTCGGAGTAAACCAGTAAACCCAGAGGAGATAAACCAATGGAGACACCAATAACAAGAGCGGAGCATGAAGAATTCGCAAAACGTATCGAGGAAGAGAACCACCGCCAGAACCGCCGGATCGAGATCCTGGAAAAGAACATGCAGCAGTTAGCCGCCCTTACGTCCTCGGTGGAGAAACTGGCCTACTCCATCGAGGGCATGGTAAAAGAGCAGGAGAGCCAGGGCAACAGGCTGGAAAAGCTGGAAAGTAAGGACGGGGAGAAGTGGCGGTCAGTCTCCAGCTATGTGATTACTGTAATCATCGGCCTTGTGCTGGGGTACATCTTCCAGCAGGCCGGAATGTAGAAAGGAGAAAAGAACATGAAGAACTGTGTATT